ATATAATCATTTATGCTGCCTCCTTATAATAATTTTTAACTTTGAAAGTTCCCTCTTCATCTCTATAAATATAATCAAATCTATTTTCTAAATACAGATAAAAGCTTTCTGAACTGGCATGATCAGCATGGCCTTTCCAGCTATTAAGTATTTGCTCAACTTTTTCTTTTGAAATTTTACCTTTAATTAATAAATCCTCAAATTTACTCAGCTTTTGCTTAATTCTTTTCTTGCTGCTATTTCTTAATAACATATGAGTAGGCCAGATTTTATATCCGACCATATTTATTCCCTGTTTAAGTGGGAATATTTTAGTTTTATTTTTATTCATTTTCAGATCTAGTTTATCAATAACAAATTGTGATATTATTTTCTTAATCCTTTTTGCTTTTTCTCGAGAGTTAACTACAATGCACATATCATCCATGTATCTAACATATAATTTTAAACTTAACTTCCTTTTACAAAACTGGTCCAACTCATTCATGTAGAGATTAGCAAGCAACTGGCTTGTAACATTTCCCAGTGGTAGACCTAAATCATAGTAATACAACTCGCTTTCATACTTTGAGACCGGCAGCCCGGTTTGGTCCGGTGAATTATCGATTATTTTATATAGCAGTTGCAGCGTATCCTGGCATTTAATCTTTTTAGCAAGGATATTTTTAATAATATAATGCTTAATGCTATAGAAAAAGCTTTTAATATCCGCTTTGATTATCCAGGGCCTATCCCATTTCCATTTTGCTTTCCTCAAAAAATGCTGTATTCTATCGGCTGTTGCATGAGTGCCTTTACCTTTCTGACAGGCATAACTATCCTTAATAAACTTTCTCTCAAAATCATCATTAATTACATTGTGGATTGCAAACTGAACTATTTTATCGCGATATTTTGGAGCTGCTATAACCCTTTCTTTGGGTTCGTAGATAGTGAAAATATTATATTCACCCGGTTGGTAGCATCTTTCTATTAATTCTTTTCTGAGCTGATCCAAGTTATATGTTAAGTCTGCAGAGAAGTTAAGTGCTTCCTGACTGTATTTTGTATTAGTTTTCTGGGTCCTATGATAAGCGTGGTCAAAATTTTCTTCTGTAATAATTTTTGAAAAGCAATCGTCAAAGTCATTATGATTTTTCGACAAAATGCGTGTTCTCCTTTCTCTATATATGGGATACTAAGGCTTATGTCATTGTTAATGTGTTTACACTTGGCCTGCTGGCCGGTGAGAGAATTGAGTTCCTTTGAGACTTATAATAACGCACACTCTAGCTGATGAAGCCGTAACCGCACCATTACTGAATATACTATATCTCAGAGCGAGGGCGCCAACCGCGATTGTTGTTCACATTCGCCGAATCATTCGCATTCAGGTTCGACACACCATTATTGCCGCGATTCACGCGTTGGGCCACATATAACTCAATCCTCAATATTTAATTTTAAGATTTTCTTATCCAGCCACCAATCATACGGCCGATTTCTGATAATTTTCTATCAATATTTTTATAAAAACCTTTATTAATTTCTTCCCGAGCATAAGATATCCGATTCAAAGTTTTACAGTGTTGTAAACAGCCATCCGCTTCATCTAAGTAATACTTTCTTTTGGATTTAACTTTGTTTGCTTTTGCCAAATATGCTAATAGATCAAGGTGAGTGTTAACTATTCTTTCGCAAATTCTATATTTTTCTGCATTTGTGTAGTGTTTTAGAGTTGGATATATTTCTAATAATATCTTTTCGGCTTTTTCTTCAACTTTTGTTTTCTTTTTCTTAATTTATACCACCCCTCAAGAGCAATGTTCCACCTGGACCTGCGTCCAGGCTTCCACATTTACAAAACAAGTGATCAAGTGCGCGCAAGCTTTAAGCGAGGGCGCCAACCGCGAGTGTAGCCCACAATCGCCGAACCACCCGCATACAGGACCGACACACCACCACCGCCGCGAACCACGCGTTGGGCCAGATTGATATCAGAACTTTCTTGACACCACTGATAACTTCCGTTGCCAAATTTGTTATGTGTTATCAAGTCGCCATCTGAAAAATTGACATCCCAGCCATTAACCGTGGGTACATATGCTGGGTAATTCCAGTTATTTGCTAATGCTTTTTCGTGGATAAGCAGCATTAATGCATTCCATTCGTTTGCTGGTCCAATGGAACCTCTATCAGCATTATTGTAGCTGTTAAGAGGGTCTGAAGCGCCACCTTTGAGCAATGCCACTTCATATCTCAAGCCATTGATTGTTGTTGCTGCATCCTGCCTGGTAGCAGTAAGATTAGTCCCTGAGGAACTGACAAGATTATGATGCTCGGCCCCCACTTCTCCCGCTAACAAACCATCACCATAAACGGCTCCTTGCAAATATAAGTGGTCCCAACTAATAGTATGTCTAATTGGTTTCTGTGGGACCATATAAATTTCGCCTTGAAAAGCAAACTTGAGCCAATTAGTATTTGAAAATTGGCTAGTTCCTTGGGTAACGCCGACCGCAGTTGCTAGAGCGTCGCCAGTTATGAAATCATTCGCCGGCACTATTCCAAAAAAACCTGCATCCATGGTTCCAAAGCTCAATGTATCTGGATTGCTTATATCTGATGTTGCCACTTCTGAATGTATGTCTTTGAGCAGCTGTATCATCTCGTCAGTCACATTACTCGGATTAAGAGTTGTTTCAGCCGGGACTGTGATTGTAGATTGCTCCGCGTTAAGCGTTAAATTAACTCCATCTCCTGTAAATCTAACTGGCAGAATCCAATCTGGCGGGTTCCCAGCGTCTAACCAAGTTCTCGGAGCCGCTATCGTTTTAATCCCATCATTCGTTTCTGCTGCATCTATATCAAATTTTTGTGTCATTTAATCCACCTCTCTAATATTTCGTATTTTCGGTATATCTAAAAAACCGCCATAAAATTGAGTATTATTCCAAAAAGTACAACCATGACCGCTATTGTAACTATAGTCGCAACCAGCCTGCATATCGTAACTATCTCCACTTTGAGCGCTTCCGAAAGGATATTCAAGTTCGACAAACCCATTTCCGCTTGCAACTATTTTCCGGCTTTCATCATCCACTTCAATAGTTCCATATTTCCAGTAATCAGCCTCTTCCGCAATTGATGAATCATTAATTATTGAGCCGCTTATACTGTCTATTTGCCCCGATTTTGTGGGGATATTAACACCGCAAGCTTCTCCGCCAAAATCGAACCTGCAATTAACTTGATAAGTTTCTCCAGGTAACTCAACATCAAGCGAATCAAGATTAGAAACTATGGTCGCTGTTAAGTTATATTCATCAATTGAAACACTGTCGATTATTGCATCTGTAAAAATTTCAACATAATTATTTCTGTAATCTAATCCTGCACCTTCTTCTAATATTTCTTGCTCTGATTCAAGGCCGATCATTGACAGATTAACTACATTTCTATCTGCATCTAAAAATACTTTCCAGATTGTAACTTTGCGCCCTACAAAATCAGTATTAGCTATATAAGCCGAAAAGTCTCTGACTACATTATCAAAAGTTATCTGAGAAGTGTTCGGGTTAGTTTGATTGTCTTTTTTGACAGCATCTCTGCTAATGGCGGCTGCATAATAAGTCTGTGGATTGCCGTTCTCATCAAAAAATTCTATGTCTTCTGGATACATCGCAAAATATAATGTTTCTGCATCAAGTTTAATCTGATATAGCTCAACTGGCCTGTTATAATCTCTATCTTTTTGGTCTAATACATCTTGACTTAATGTTCTTGGCATCTATAACACCTCGATTAACTCAAGGCCAAAGCTGTAAGCCTTAGTCAAAAAGTTTTCTCTGGTTAAACTGTCAGTATTGAAACGAACTTTGACTTCTTCAATGCTTCCATCTGGTTTTTCCCAATCAAAATAAAAAGGCTCAAACTTTCCTTTGCGATTGACAAAAAACCGCCACATAGCTTGAGCATCATTGTTGTAATTTGTTGTTTTGTCAAACTCTAAAGTGAACTTTCTTCGAGGCAAACCTTTGGATCGCCTTTGTTCTTTTCCACTTTCAAATTGAGTAACTAAAGTTTTAAATCCTATTTCATCTTGCCAGGCGTTCTTATATTCAAAATCAAATTTTGCTAAAGCCAAAAGCTCACCTCCTTATGATTTCTTAATAGCTTTTCTAGTATTTCCATTTCTCATAATGTCTTGAGTAACTACACTAACAATTGCCTCTGGATTTCTTTGAATAGCTTGCTGAAATGATTGAGAGTCGACTGCATTAATAGTAATGTTGTACATTGTTCCTGCCCCAGCTCCATTTTTAGCTGCATTAACCTGGTCTCTACTCATGACATATTCTCCAGTCTGCAGCACTGCTGGAACTTCATCATTCTTTAAGCCGACTCCGCCACCTGAATGAAACTTGTAACTATCGAGTATTTTCCCCGCTGGGGAAACATATCCTCCAGTATGAGCGGTTGGCAAACCTAACCCTCCCATAGCCCAATTAACAAAGGGGCCGACTACAGCCTGCTGTAATACCATTGAAGCTATTTGACTACCGATGTTTTCAAAAACATCGCTCAGACTTTCACCGCGAGCAATTGCATCTGATAGACCAGTAACTAGATCATCTTTCCAATCTACGAATTTTTGATTAGCTTCTTCAATTTCTAGCCCTAGATCTACAAAAGCATCAGTCATCCAGTTGATTGATTGAACTTGCTCTTTTGTGCCATCGTAGCCGGTAGCTGCATTTCTTCCCATTCGGCCAAGATTGGCAAGGTTAGAAGAATAATCATTAGGATCGCTTTCTGCTTTTAATGTTTCATTTATTTTTTCTCTAATTCGCCGCCATTCATCAGTGTCTTTTTCATATTGTTTTAGACGCTCTCTTAAATATTTTCGATATTGAGTTTCAGATATTTTACCCATTTCAAAGCGGTTTTCCATTTTCTCTCTTTCAAGTTGAAGTTCTTTTTTATTATATTTTTCAATAATATCTAATCTTTTTTCTCGATAAATTTTTGTGAGAGTGGCTGTATCCTGGCCTTTTTCCTGCATCAATTCTTTTTCAGCTTCATACTGCTGCTCTAATTGAGCAAGTTCTCTTTCTTTACCATCTTTTTTGAGAAGCTCAAGCTCATTTTGCAATTGTTCTTCCCTTTCAATAGCAGCCTCTTTGCGGCGCTCTGCTTCCTCTTCTTCCTGTTCGTTAACTTCTTCAAGATAATCTTTATACTGGTTATTGTAGAATTGCTCAACCATTTCTTTTAATTTTTCTTTTTGTTCAGCTGTTGCATCTTTGAGATTATCAATTCTTTCAAATTCACCATACATTTTATTTTCTAATTTAGCCCAGGCTTTTTCTGAGTCATTAGACATATTTTCTACTTCTTGCTCAAAATTATATGATTCTATTTCAGCTCTTAATTCATCAATGTAATTTTTGTAATCGCTTTGATCAGATGTTGAACCTCCGCCACCGCCACCAGATAAATCTACTTCTTCTAATTCATTGTTAGTTTCTTCAATTTCTTGCAAAGCCTTTTCAGTCTCATCTAAATCTTTTTTTAGATTATTCAATCTGTTTTGTGATTCGCTTATAGAATATTTTTCACCTATTATGGAATCTTCGCTTGCCCCATTTCTGCGAGCCTCTAATCTCCGTTCTTCTTTTTGGATGTCAGATTCAAGTAGGTCTTTTCTTCTTTTAAGTTCGGCTTCGTTTAGCGATTTAACATTTCGCTCCATAAATTTAAGCTGCTTGTTTCCCTCGTAAATTCTTTTTGCAAGAAGGCCAAAGCCTACTATAACAGCTCCGCCGATCATATAAGGATTTAAAGCTGCAGTTAATCCGCCGGCTCCGTTAATTACATTTGTTAAAGAGCTCAATGTAAGAGATAAGTTTCCGGTAATGCTTAATACTGGTCCTAAAGCAGCCGCCACTCCTGCACCAAAAATAACCATGTCTTGCTCTTCTTCTGATAAGTCATTGAAAGCATCTACTACATCTATGACATTTTCCTTTATTTGAGTCATTATTGGTTCTAGTTCTGCACCTAATTCAGCTAAAGATTGCTCTAAATCATAATTAGCTTCTGCACTTTCTACAAGTGCTTCATTATTATCTTTATACTGCTCATATACATCTGATAGTCCGGTATTGGCAAGAGTCTGCATTACATAATCAGTTGCTTTGCCGTTTTCTTTTGCAGTCTGCAGCCCTTCATTAAAATCATCTAAATTAATACCTAATCTTGACAGCATTTCATCAAATTGACCAACTGACTGTCCCGATCCAATAGTTTCCTGGATTGATTCAGATAAATTTTCAAACTTCAATGTGTCTGGGAACTGTATAACAGCACCAGCTATATCATCAATAACACTTGATAATTGTTCATCTCTGAAACCTGCAGCTAACAAACTGGATAATCCCTCAACGTTAGAATCTAATTCGCCAGTAACGGCGTTAAGATCTGACATATATCCGTGCATTTCATCAATACTTACATTTGCAGTTCGAGCGTTATTTTCAAGAGTCGAAACTTCTTTTCTAAAATCTCTTGTTCCTTCTGTAAGCGCAAAAAAGGCAGCTGTAATAGGTAAAGTGACATGAGTATTAAGGTTATCACCGATTCCTTTCATTCTATTCCCGAACTTTTCCATGCCGTCCGCAGCTTTTTGCATCTTTCTGCTAAATTCATTCGCTTTTCTTTGGGTTTTCTCGAGTTCATCTGTAAAACTTTCAAGCTGATCTTCAGTTTTAATCAGCTCTCTGCGATATTCCCGGTATTCCTTTTCTCCAACATCTCCAGACTTATATTGTTTCTGCATGTCTTTTTCAGCTTGTTTTAATACATCAAGTTTTTCTTTAGTTTGCTCAACTCTTTCTGTAAGAATATCCTGTTTTTGAGCCCAGAGTTCAACTGAGTCTGGATTGAATTTTAATGCTCGATTAACCTGGTATAATTCTCTTCCTATTTTTCTTGATTGAGAACGAATATCTTTAAGAGCCTTGTCAAGGCCTTTTGTCGATGCTCCAATTTCTACAGTTATACCTTTTTTCTGAGCCACTTAATCACCTCCCGAAATGATTTTGAAAACTTTGCGGAGTTCCTTGGGGTTCAGATATTTTCTTTTCTTCTTCAATATCTTCGCCAAAATAAATTCTTTGTAATCTTAAAAAATCTAATAAATGTATATAATTTAATTCATCGATAGAATAATTCAATCTTTTAGCAATAGATAATAT